GGAGGAGAAGGAGAAGAACATCTCCCGGTGGAGCGCCCTGGGGATAGACGAGCTGCGGATGCGGGCCGAGGGTGAGTTCACGCAGGACTCCATCCTGATGTACCCGTCCTTCAACCCCACGGTCCACACGTTCCCGCGTTCCGCCCTTCCGGGTGGCGTGCCGCCGGAGTGGACACGCTACGTTGCCATTGACCCTGGCCACACTGTGATGGCGTGCATCTTTGGGGCCGTGCCGCCCGACGAGAAGATGCTGCTGGTCTACGACGAGCTGTACATCCGCAACGCCAACGCCCTGATCTGGGGTGAGGAGTTTGCCAAGAAGGCCCAGGATCAGCACTTCTACGCCCTGATCATGGACATGCACGGCGGCACGCTGCGTGACCTGGGCTCCGGCAGGCTGCCATGCGACCTTTATTCGGAGCAGCTACGGGAGCGAGGCATCCGGGCCCAGATGACGGGCCACCAGTTCATCCCCGGGTCCGACGACATCCAGGCCCGTACCGCCCTCGTCCGCCAGATGCTGCACATCCGCGGCGACGGCAGCACGCAGCTGAAGTTCCTGGAGGGGGCTACGCCGGACCTGGTCCGGGAGATCAAGCGATACAAGAAGAAGGTGATTCAGAGCAACTCCGGGCCGTTCGTCACGGACATGCCCAACACCCGCGGCGAGGTCCACGCCGTGCAGTGCCTGGAGTACCTCTGCGCCTATGAGCCGAAATACCACCAGCCACCAGCCAGGCCTGGCCCTGAGCCCTGGTACGTGAAGTGGCTGGCGGAGCGGAAGAAGCGTCAGGGCGACGACGGCAAGGGTTACGTAGTTCTCGGCCCCCATCGAAAGGGTTAGCAATGGATTGGCAGATGCCTGAAGTGAATATCGGTGACACCGTCCTGTACCGCGTCCATGAGGGTGCGGCTGCCCAGATGGCCTTTGTGGCCAAGGTTGGCAAGGACACCCTGGAGCTGTGGGCCCTGTCCCCCGGTTACGGCGGCGTGGATAAGCCTTCGGTTCACCACAAGGACGATCCGCGGCTGGATGACAGCGTGGAGTGGAAGAAGTTCGGAACCTGGGAACACCGGCCCCGGGATCCCCGCATTGCCGGCCTCTCTGAGCGGCTTTCGGCCCTGGAGAAGGCGGTTGCGGGCAATAAGAAGTAGCCCAGGAAACGCTCATGGCCGACCAGAACCCGCTCCGCCCGCTCGTCCAGGGCTGGCTGGAGAAGCTGAAACTTGCGAAGGAGCATAAGCGCCCCTTCCAGGAAGACGCCGACGAGGCGATGCAGTTCTACGACGGGGACAACGCATGGATGTTCCGGTCGGAGTACGCCCGTGGAGAGAAGGGATTCGTTAAGGGCATCTCCGCGCCCGCCTTCCGGATGACCATCAACCGGGTCTGGGAGGCCGTCCGTTTGTTCGGTTCGGTGATCCACCACCGCAACCCCAATCGGAAGTGTACGCCGCGGATCTACCCCGTCATCTCGCCTCAGATGCTGGGGATCTTCCCGCAGCCTCCGGTCCCGCAGATGGGCCCGGACGGCCAGCCCATCATCGGCCCGGACGGCCAGCCGGTGATGATGCCGGATCCGATGATGCAGATGTACCAGCAGCAGGTGCAGCAGACGCAGTTCCTGGCCGAGCGGCGGGACATCATCTGCAAGCTGCTGGAAGACTACCTGAACTACACGCCCAATGAGCTGCGTCTGGCAGAGCATAACCGCAAGGTGGTGGACGAGGCCCTGATCAAGGGCGCAGGGTGCTGGTTCACGGAGCTGTACCAGATCCCCGGCAGCGAATCCCGGATGGCCGGCAGCTTCTATGAGAGCTTCGACAACGTCCTGTGGGATCCCGACGCCGACGACCAGGAGGACATCCTGTGGCTCGCCAGGCGGCGTTGCCACCCCAAGGAGTTCGTAGCGGCCAAGTTCGGCCTGGATCCCGAGCAGCTGAAGGGCCACTCTGAGAGCTACGACTCCCGCAGTAACCGCAAGGAGCGGGGCTACGAGACGAAGAAGAAGATGGGCAAGACCAACGACCTGGTCACCTACTGGGAGATCTACTCCAAGACTGGGTTCGGTGACCGTCTGAAGGACGCTCCCAAGGAGCTGCGGGGGAAGTTCGACGCCCTGGGTGAGTACTGCTACATCGTTGTCTGCGAGGGTGTGGACCACCCGTTGAACGTCAGCCCTGACATGCTTCAGGAGCCGGTGGACGAGACGGGCGTTCCGCCCACCATGTTCCGGGCCGCCCAGTGGCCGATCCCGTACTGGGCCGATCCTGGTGGGTGGCCCTGCACCATCCTCCAGTGGCACGGCAAGCCGGGGTATTCGTACCCCATCTCGCTGATCAAGCCCGGCATCGGTGAGCTGCGATTCATCAACTATGCGATGTCGTTCATGGCGACCAAGATCGCCACGTCCAGCCAGACGATGATCGGCGTGGCAAAGGCCGCCGACAACGACATCAAGGCGAAGATCCTGGATTCGGATGAGTCCGGGTTCAAGATCGTAGAAATTTCTGAGGCTATCGGGCGGTCGGTAACCGACATTATCAGTGTCTTTAACCTTCCTGGCGTGCCCACGGACCTCTGGTCCATCGTCGCCGCCGTTACGGAGCTGTTCGACCGCCGCGTCGGTTTGACAGAGCTGGTTTACGGCATGACCAGGGCAAGTTTCAGAAGTGCCGCAGAAGCCACCGTGAAGGCCGAGCAGATCTCCGTGCGGCCAGACGACATGGCCGAAAAGCTGGAGACGGCCCTGTCCACGCTTGCTCGCAAGGAGGCATTCCTGGCCCGCTGGCTGGTCCAGCCCCAGGATGTGGTTCCGCTCATGGGTCCGCTGGCCGCTCAGGCTTGGCAGATGCACGTTCAGTCTGTTGACCCAGAGCAGCTGCTGCGGGAGTTCGACTTCCGCGTGGAGGCCGGCTCCGCCCGGAAGCCAAACCCTGGGACGAAGGTGGAGCAGATCAACTCCGCCATGCAGGTCATCATGCCGGTCGCCCAGGGCATGCTCCAGGCTGGCCAGCCGAATCTGTTCAACGCCCTCATGCAGGATTGGGGGCGTGCCATGGACATGGACGTGTCGAAGTATGTGGTGCCGCCGCCGCCCCCGCCGCCGCCACAGCCTCCCCCGGGGCCGGAGCAGCAAGGTGGAAATCCCCAAGGAAGTCCTCCGCCTGGGCCCTGAGGCCTGCGAGACGTACACGCGGGCCCTGCCCTACGGTGAGCGATGGGCCGTCATGTGTGCCACCCAGACCCCGCCTGGCACCAGGGGGTCTGACAGGGCGTTTATGGAGGGCCGCCTGAACCAGCAGTGGCTGGACGACATGCCCAAGAAGCAGGCCCGCACCATCCTGTCGGAGGCCAAGGCGGCCGGGGTCAGCGTGGCCGGGAAGGTCTACGTCGGCGGCCTGGCGGACCACAGGGCTCACCGGGATCCAATGGCGTGGGTGGACTCCACGGCGGACATTAAGAAGGTAGCGAAGGCTCGCAACCTGACGGTGGAGGGGGCGGTCAAGCACCAGGGCACGGTCATCCCGCAGAAGCGAACCGTCCTGAATGAACGGATCGTCCAGGAAGAGCTGGTTCGCTACAGGCAGAAACACCCGGGCAAGAAGGACGGCGAGCTGCGGGAGATGATCGTCAACCGTCACGCCCACCCACTGAAGAGGAAAGGCAAATGATCGAAATCACCCGCTTCCAAGAGACGGTCACCATCACGGCCGGCAGCTCTGCGGCCACCACGTCGCCCCGCTTCAGCTTCCAGCACATGGCGGGCGGAGGAGTGCTGATCGGAAATACTGGCGGGGCCACGCAGATCACCTGGTACGGGGCCGAAGGCCAGGAAGCCACGCCGCTGATCATCTATTCGGACGGTGCTGCTGTGACCACGGCCGTGACGGTCGGTGCCCACCCGGTCCCGGACGCCTGCTTTTCGTTCCCGTACGTGGTGCCGGTCATTGCCGGCGGCACTACCTGCTCCATGACCGTCACACTGAAGGGGTAGCCGATGTCCATCCCGTCCTTCCCTCCCCGGCCGGAAGACACGCTGAAGAGCGACTCCGCTGGGATCCCAGGCGCCACCGAGATCAAGAACTTGGTGAACATCAGCCAGGCTTCCTACGACGCCCTGGCCAAGAAGGATTCCAGCACTCTGTATGTCGTCAAGGGGGCGGGTGCCTTGGTTGCTGGCGTGGCCAGCGTAAACGGGCAGACAGGGGCCGTAACCGTCAACGCTGGCGTATCCAGCGTCAACGGCCAAACCGGCAACGTGAATCTCAGCTTTTCCTCGCCTGGCCACACCCACACGGCCGGGGAGGTTGGCCTGCCGTCGATTTCGGTGGGTGCCCTTACGTCCACGGTGGGCGCATCCAGCAGCGAGTACTACGAATACGGCCTGACCGTGAACCTGCCCTCGGCCGGCGCGTACGACGTGCGTGTGGTCTTGGTTGGGGCCAGCACCAGCCTCTCATCCGGCGGTGCGCTGGTCGCCATCAACGGCTCGTCCTATGTGGGGTCAACGCCCCCCGCTGGCTACGCCCTGTATGGCGGGGCCGAATTGGTGGGCAATACCGCCCAAGCTATGGTGGCCTCAACGACTAGCGCGTTGTCTTCTTCGTTTGTTTATGCCACGTCCGCTGCGGCCTCGCTCGCCGTGCAGCTGAACACCGCCAATCCGCCCGACGCCGCCCACCTGGTTCCCGGGTCGCACATTATCGCCATTCGGTGCGGCGACGGGCCGTCCTGACCGTCACTAGATCACCGAGGCAAGCCCATGTGTGCGATGAATCCCAGGCTGCTGCGACCCAAGGCGAGCGGGTTCAACCCGAAGTCGCTGCCTGGGTTCGTCTATTGGCTTGACGCCTCGCAGTCATCCACCATCACCGTCTCCACGGGCGTGTCCGAGTGGCGAGATGCTGCGGGTGGTGCAATCAAGGCTTCGCAGGTGACCGGCAGCGCGCAGCCAGCGTACCAGACCGCAGTCCAAAATGGCCGGAATGCCGTGTACTTTGACGGTTCCAATGATTCAATGTCGCTCGGGGACTTGTCGGCGTCCTTTCCAGCGGCAGCGACGGCGATCTTTGCTTACAAGCCAAGCCGCAACGACACCTACAGCCTGTA